CATCCAACTTGGGATGCTCTGCGCTTCGGACTGCTTAGCCCTACTCCCTTTCGGGATGGTCGTTGCACCTTCTCCATTCGGAGCTTGGCTCAGGATTGCCCTCGACTTTACGTTAGGGGTTTCCCTGAGTTCACAGAGTTTTTCATCTACACATTGCTGTGTAATGGGGCATGTTTTATACCCACCAGCAGTATCATCAGATTCCTGTAATACCTTGCCGATTACCTGGCCCTTAGTCTTCAGGTAGGTAGCAAAAGCTAATGCCCATTGCTCTACCTCTTCGCTACACTTAACCCAAGGGGTGCTCTTATTGCCCATATCCAGGATAGATCCCTGGGGGGTCATAACCATATTTCCACCCATTGATCTAGCACCTTGGAGAGCACTCAGGACAAGACTATCCGATACGTTGCCATCAAGCTGTCCAATGACAGGCTCAGCAGCAAGCGTACTTTGCAGTTCTCCAATAGAACTCTGGACCGCATCATTAATCATCTTGGTAAGATCTGAACCATCATCACCTACCATATGCTTGATATGATCCTGAAGTAGCTCTTGAAGAACCTCCCTCAGCTTATCCTTATCCATACAAAAACCCCTCCTAGTCAATATCCCCAGTAGCAATTTTAAGGGATTTGGTTAAAGAAGATTTGATAAGTCCTCCAATACTTTCTTTGAGGACTTCATTTACAACACTCCTAAATGTTTCTGGATCAATACGAATAGTTTCCCTGACTTCAGTTTGGAGTTCCTCAGCCACAGTTAACAACAGGGCAAAATCTTCCTCACCCTCTTCATCCTGCTGAGTATTTAACTCAGGTTCGGGTTCTTGTATCACATCCTCTTCAATCCTAACATCCTTAAGCAAAACAAGTAAAGAGTTAACTGCAATATCTAAACTGTCTCTGTTCCTCATATCCACAAGTTTTCCTTCTATTACCTCTAACCCAGCCTTGTCTAAAATATCAGATCCTATAGTAAAAGATCCAATGCTAGTGTTAACAAGTAACCCATCATTATCTATCTCTACTCCTTCAGGAATAATAACAGGTTCCTCCTCTAGTTTGTCAACCTCCGTTATAGCTATGTCATCGACAACATCCAATTCTGGGATATCTTCAACTACTTCCTCTACTACTTCCTCACCGGAAGACAGCTTGAAAGTACCGTCCTCATTTCTCTTTAGCTCCAAATACCACTCCACACCCCTAGTCACTAAAGCTGTAGCCTTTTCCTCAGATATGGCATTACTCACAAGCCACTTAATAATCAACTCATCATCCATACCTTTAGGAAATATATAACCTACCACCCCATCTATTATCACACTGTCAACATTTCCAGTAGGCTTGCCACTAATAACTTTTACCCCATCTTCAAGGTCAACAGAGGCCATATCAGTAAAAGAGTTAACATCGTCTATGGGAATCCACGTTCCCCCATCTCTAAATCTAGCTCTTTCAGGACTAAGCTCAGTTGCATCTTCCTGACCATAGCCAAATTCGGTAGGTACACCCATAGATTTAATACCAGCAAGAGCCTCTGGATGCATTGGTATAGGAGCAGCACTAATTTCCAGCAGCTCTTGTACCTTATAGTTCATGCCTCCCCACCATCCAGCTCTCTTCCTCTCTTCATCCGTCATCTCGTTTATGTCCCTCGGTTCATAATCTAGCGGAAGGAACCCTACAGAAAACCCCCTCATAAACTTCTTCTTGTAGCTGTTATAAACCGCATCAGCAAACTCATAATCATCGAAACTTGGCCTAAAAAACATCTTCTTTGCTCTAGGCTTAATCTCAAGATCAGTCACCCTAAAAATAGGTAACATTGAGTAGTTGTGCGCCCACATACCAACAGGATTCTTCTCAAAATTTTCCAGTACCCATCCATTCTGGTCTATAACATCAGCTACCCTGTCAGGATTTCCTGTACTGCCAACAGCACTAAAGGATCTGGTATCATCATCAAAGTCTTTCAGCTCCATATCACCAGGATTAAAATCCGTACCACGCACCGCCTCTCCCCTAATAACTACTTCCCTAAGAACACCATCCTCACCTTTTTGCATAATTTTATATGCCATAGCTCTTACCTCCGGTTATCTTAAATGCCTCCCTATTTCTGCTCCAACTCGCCTAGTATGGTCTCTTCTACAAGAGAATAACCAATCTCAGGGACAAAATTCGGGTAGGTATCAATGTACCCATACATGATACCTCTAGGCGGTACTAGCAACCCATCCTCAGAACCTATGATATTCACCTTTATACCTCTTGTTTCAGCTATACCTATCAAATATTCAGCGTTAGGACGCTGGTAAGCCCACTCTTCCCATGCTATAAGATTCACTCCAAATAAGTTAATTTCATCATACTTTTCGGTATATATAGCATAGGCAATAGCATAATTGGCAGTACCTACTATGTAATCCCTGCCCTTACACACATCAAAGACTACTCTGAACAATGGATACTCAACACTAGTAGGAACAACCACTCCCTGTACAGGGTTATCCTCATGATACTGTGACACACTCACAAGAGGAATACCAAAATGATTTACAGCTTTAGCCTTTTCCTTAAAATTCCTGTGCTGATACCAAGCAGCACTGTACAAATCAGAGGGAGTATAGCTCTTTTTAACAATATCTGGCATATTCTCATACATCTCTATCTTATGTCTTAGACATTGATCGACAGTCCAGGTAAAATCGTGCATCTCCCAAACTGCTGAACAATACCTATACATAAATACATCCCCTACACCCCAAACATCTCCTTCAATAGGAGCATACTCAAAACCTTCACCCTTAGCTACTATGGCTACCTTCCTTTTTCTGCTCATTTATCCTTTTGGCCACCTTTTCTGCGAGAAAAGTCATCGTTCTGAGTTTGAAATCATCTACCCCTACACCATTTTTAATACCGTCTATAAATAAATCTTTTATTTCACTAGCAACACCGTTGAACCTTGCCTCTTCTCTAGCAAACTTCTCAGCTTTCTTATATGACCAACCATGAGTATAATCTAGCGTCTTTTTATACTCTCTAAACAGAGGATCAAAAGCCTTATTCCAATCAATATCCAAGGCTAATTGCTTCTCAGACTCATCCCCACCTGGATCATTCTCAGTATCATATTCAGGTGTATCATCACCTCCTCCTGGGCTATCAGAATCACTTGCAGCCTCAAGTTGGGCCTTGCCAGCATCGGTAAGAGGAATAAGCTTCTGGTCAATAAGGATAACATCACCGCCAGTAACAGAAGGAGCACCTTCCCACCAATTCCTAAGCTCGTTTACACTATACTTACCTTCCCTAAGCTCAAATTCTTTAAGGTCCATCTCCCTGTCTCTAGGAACAGGGTTATTAAACTTCATCTCTATCTTATCATTAAACTCAGCCCAGATAAGCTGCTTGGTAATCTCCTTATCCCAGAGATCAAGTCTAGGTCTAATAGCTTCTTCATTGAAAGTTATATCCAACCCTTTCTGGTTAGCTCTATTGATATCAGAAAACAAACCCAACTTACCTTCAGGCACCCTGTAACACCCTAAAATCCTATCTTTTGTCCAGTTAGACATTTCAAGGAACTGGAAGTCTTTGTTGGTATAGGTTATAGGAACAACCCTTACCCCACCACCAGTTACCACAGGTTGATATGACCTCTTAGAGCCACTAAAGGCAGTAGTCCACATATCTTTTATTCTCTGAGCCTCATCCTCATCAATATTTCCTTCATGCTCAAGAATAAAATCTATCCTGGCAGAGTTCTGGAAAAACCCTCTCTCGTATACCTCTAAATAATAGTCAATATCTGTGATATAGGCTTGGGCTTGAATAGGTGAGAAACCTTCCCAGATAGCTTCAGGGTGGGGATACCTTAACCATATAACTTCCTCTGGGGGAAAAAGTAAAGATTTCTCATCAATCTTAAATACAAAGCCTTTAGGTGGTTTAAGGGGATTATTGTGGGAACCAGCAATATCTTTCTCACCCTCATAGACTATACCCTCAAAGTTATTCATATCCAAGGGCCAAAGTTCCCATGTATATCCTAGCGCATTCTTTTTCCTATATATACAGGCTTTACCACAGAGATCTAATTGTGTTTGGCACCACTGAAGAATAAAATCAAAGGACATATAATCATTTGGATGCTTTATAGGCTTGGTAATGGTTTTATAGTACGGACTGCTAGTGGTGAATTCTTGTCCTGAATCAGTCCTAAAAAAACCATAACCCACAGAACCCATCCGGTCAACAATACAATCTATAGCACTAAATACCCATCCCCTATACTCCTGCATCTGTTTGGGTATTTCTTTTTTGTATTGCCGACCTTCAGCTTGCCTCTCTCTTTTAAAGAAAGCTTCAAGTTCAGCCCATGATTTAGTTATAGGAATGTTTAGAGGTGAGACTAATGGCCTATCTTCCCTTACGATTGAAATAGAAGAGCCTCGTATAGTCATATCTTTTATCTCGTCTTTTCGTAACGCAATGTACCTTCCACATAGGTTTCTTTAAAGCCCAAGACCTCTACAAGTGCAGATATCTGTGCCTGTAAACGACCAAGAGAACTATTGAAGGCTGCCTCACGATTAAGGATTCCATCACCATCAAAAGCAAATCCTAACTCCTTTACGACTTCCTTAAACTGCCTTTTATAGTCCCTAAAGTTATAACTGTCGATATCTACCCTGTCTAATGCCTTTACCAAAGTTTCCAACCTCACCTTTAGTTCTACAATCTCTTCTCTGGCTGTCTTGTCTTTCATGGCTTCTCTCCTATGAGGTTCATTACGTTCAATAGTATCCTGATACCTGACCAACTTGCAATTGTCAAGAATCAAATCTACAATGTCATTCCCAACAACAGCCTGTAGATGCCCTATCCTAGCGATCCTTCACTATCACCCTACCAAAATCTGCCTCTTCCGTAGATCCATCATCCAACGTCATAACAAATTCTAGCTTGTACCTACCAGGACCATTAGTAGTTGGATAATTGAGCTTTACGGTTATAACTTCGTCTACCTCTGTAGGCACTCCCTCTATCAATTCAGAATCTTCTAAGAGGGTATATCCATGCTTGTACGCTTTGACTACAACACTGTTAATGGTCCTGCCAAAAGCCAAAAATCCATCATTGGAACCAGCAGCAGTGCAAACTGTAATCTCAAATTCATATGCATACTTGCTGGTTCCTGGCTGGACATTTATATCATCATTTCCCTGAAAATCTGGCATTTTTACCTCCTATCTATCAACAGTATCCTTAGTGATAAACTTACATGATCTACTCTTAGTTGTAAACCTTTCATTTTCACTACTACCAGCAAAATCGTATGCTCTACTCTTAGTTATAAATCTTGTACACACTCTCTTCTTGGTTGTAAATTTGTACGCTCTGTCATTAGTTATAAACCTAATTACACCTACAATCTGAGAGCTGGAACT